TTTTAAAGGTTTGTGTGATATACTTCTATTGGTGTTTGTGAGTATATCACATTACTTAGTCCCTATTGCCGTAGGGGCTATTTTTTTTGTTTATTTTTTTATTAAATTTATCGTGGACTTCGACTTAGAACTGGCACACAATGTGTAAAATAATATTCTACATTCTTTAATTTTACAGATTTAATTTTGTTACTACCATTAATTTTTTCTAAGTAGGACATCAGAGATTGTTTAGTTTCCTTTGTACCATCTAGAGTTTTGATTCTGTTTATGACTTCTTGTTTTTCTCTTTCAGATCTTGACTTGCAATCTCTCACCTTTATCTCCCTGACAAAACAAATTTTTTCATTTAAATGGTGTTCAAAAAAGCAATTAACAGTTCTGTAATTTCCATCATTAATTAACTCTTTGTCTCTTAAATTTCTTAATACATCTGCGTTTATTTTATACTCTTTTTCAAGTTTACATTTGATTTCTACCATGACATTTTTTCCTTTCTATAATTTTTTCTAAATTCCTAAAACTTATTTACAGGTTCGATAACTGTTTCTTTTTAGCTTGGGACTCTTCTTCCGAGATTATTCCTTTATCCATTAAATCTTTAAATTTAAGTATTTCGTCCGGAACAGATGTTTCAGATTTATTTGCTATCTGATTTGGGCTATTTTCATCAAATGTTGATTTAACACCAACTAAGGTTTTTAAGATAGCTCGGTAAACCTTATCGTCAACATCAACAACGCACTCTTGTCCGTCTTTAAATTTAAGAGCTATGAGTTTACTCTTTTTGTTCTTTGCACTCAGTCCTGCAAGTAAAAACCGACAGGTCCCAACAAAACCGCCCCAATAGCACCTCTCATTACCGCACTTGAGGCAGATTTTGTGTTTGTTGCGTCCAAAATTTCATAATTTGTCACTTATCCTTTAAGTTCTAAAGTTTTCAAGAACCCTATCTGTATGTATGGAGAACTCAAGGCCTGATTTATTAATTTACCTTGATATGCTCCCGCAATAACTCTGTTTTTTGCCATGTAAATTACATTTACTTTTTATTTTAAATTCCTTTGAGTAAATCAATAATACAATATGGTTTAACAATTATACCAGTATTTTTATGTCTATCAATATTTTTTAGATCGGGGTTGCTGACAACAATACCTGTTATGTAATTTCTGTTGTATACCATAGGAGCCCCATTATATAAATTTATATCAAGAATATTAACGTAATTGTATTCCGGTATTTTTTGTGGGGTTTCATTGTAGTAAATAAAATTATACCATTGCGTCAACACTAAGCTGTCTACAATTCCAGCTAAAAAACTAGCAATAACTGCAGGATTAGTTAGCAAACCAAGGTAAAAATCATTAATGTCGCAGTATTTTATACAGTTCAAGACTTCTCGGCTGTATGAACTTGAAAGGTACTCTATCTTATATCCATTCATCTGTAACTCTTTTAAAGGGATGAATGATAGAAACTCATTTGAATGGATGTAGGTTTTATCAAGGTTTATGGAGAACTCAAGTTCCTGTTTGTATTGCCCAGGTGCGTTTATTGTTAGCTCAACAGATTGTTCCTTTTCCAAATCTTTTATGTTGGGTATTATCAGCCCAAACTTATTGTTATCTCTGAAAACTATACCGTGTACTACCTCTTTTTTATTACCCATCTTAAACTCTGCCAATACGACAGATTGTAAAACAAAAGACATTTAAAATCACTCCTTATACATTTAATAAATTTTTTATTGCTTCTATTTTGTTGTTGTCTGATTTTGACAGATTTGATATTATGTCTTTTAAAAGCTCTAGTTTTTCGTTATCTAATTTTTCTAAGATCTTAATTATATCTGAAATAGCTCTTTTATCATCTAATATTTTATCCAATTTAAAATCAGATAATTTTCTTTTAACGTTTGTCAAACCAATTAAATAATTCATGTCTACGTCAAAATAATCTGCGTATGCTACGATATGCTTGTTATCTGGAACAGCCGTTCCATTTTCCCATCTTGACATCATACTTTTATTCACTCGTAAGCCGTATTTTTTGGAAAACTTTTCGCATAATTCGTCCATACTGAAATGTTTTTCGGGATAATTTAAAGGTTTTCTTAATTCTTTTAACCTATTCCCAAATTTAAATTTTTTTTCTGACATCTTGTACACCTCCAAAATCTACAATATAATTATACCATAAGTTTCAAAAAAAGCAAGTTTTTGTTTATTTTCGAAAAAAGTTGTTGACAAAGAAACTTTTTTATGCTACACTTATGATATCGTAAGAGATAACAAAATAATTACATAGAGGAGGAGTGAGAAAAGGATATGTACATTAGATTGAAACAGTTCCTAATAGAAAAGGGTTTAAAAAATAAGGATGTTGCTCTTAAACTTGGTATGTCTGAAAGTAATTTTAGTAGGAAAATCAACAATAAAAAAGGCGCAGATTTTAGCTTGATTCAAGTGAGAAAAATATGTAAAATGTATAAACTGGATCCGAATATTTATTTTTTTTCTATCACCAGTTGCTTAAACGATAACAAGAATAACAAAAAAAAAAACGATGAGTATTGCAAACATCTAAAAAAATGCTGGTAGGAACGAGGAAGGAGAGTGATTGAATGGAAGAAATAGTGGAATTAATAAAAAAGAATTATTTAAAAAAAAATGAAAATATAGAAAATCTGACAATCTTAATAGATGTCAGAAAAGAGAATGGTATAACTCGTGGTATTCTAATAACTTTACCTTCAAGGAATAATTCTTTCTTGGAGTTGATAAGAAAAGTTTAAAATTATTAGAACCTTTAAAAAATGGGAATCTGAAACTAATCTGAATAGCATCATAAGGCTCTATCCTAAGTGGTATTTTAGCAATAGTTTCAGGTGGAAGATAAGTAAATTTATTCTTTCCCAACTTAATTTCGATTGGAGTAAAAGTAAAATTATTATCGTGAAAAATTTTAGTGTGATTTTTAATATAAACCTCATCAATTGTAATTGGAAAAGATGATGAATTACTTATTTTTAGTGATACGACAGCTGCTTTTTCAGAATCATATTCTTTAGATTCTAGGTCTTTCAGATAAAAATAATAAGAGTGGGGTATTAATTTGAAGATTAATTTTGGAGTATAGAACTTATATACTAAATAATTAATAAATAAAGATACCACACTAATGATTAAACTTAAAACACTGATTAATGAATTTATGTCAATAGTATTTTTCATGATAATTCCTCCTGTTTTTTAGAAGTATTATATCATAATAAATTGAAAAATAGACAATAAAGAAAGCGAGATGAGTAAATGAAGCATAAAATTTCGTAAAAGGACTAAGTAATGAAAATAAAATCAAACACCAAAAAATTAAGGGACGGCAATCCCGGAAAGGAAAAAAGCTATGGAAGTTTCGGAATCGTGGATAAGGAAACAGGCTGCAAAATTGCAATTAACAATAAAGGAAGCCGCTGAATTTATAGGAAAAGGGCAGCAATATGTGAGAGTTGGCTTGCAGGAAGGTAGGCTTAACTTTGGTACAGCAGTACCAAAATTTAAAGACGAAAATGAAAGAGAAGCAAGAAGAAGAGCTGGAAAACGAAATTGGGACTACGATATTCAAAGAATACAGGTTGAACGATACGTTGGTATGAGCTATAGGAAATTCTTGGAAATGAAATATATAAACTAGGAAAAGGATGTGAATTTAAAATGAAATATGACGCTTTAGTAATGGTAAATAATCAAAACAGGGATACAAGAAGAAAAATGGAAGAAAGAAAAATTAAGAATAGAATCAAGAAACTTGTAAGAAAGGTCGGGCTATCAAAATGACAATCAGGGAAAAACTTGAAATAGAAATGGACAAGGAAGAAATTAAAAAACTGGAGGGAGAAAATGCTAACATTGAAAAATCTCATAAAGATACTGTTCCTAATAACTGCGACGGTTCTTATACAGCTGGAAGTGATTAGAGAAAAAGGACATTGGGTTGCCGGTGGAAACTTGGCATTTCCAATATTACTGGCGATATTGCTTTGGTGGCCATCTTATTTTAAAAAATTGAAATAGTGGAGCGAATTATGAAATTAAAAAGGAAATTAAGAAAACAGAAAGAGAAGAAGGAAATAACGTCAAAGATGACAGACTATGTAAAGTTTACACAGGACGAAAATGAGAGAGCAAAAGTTTTCTCAATGATGGCATTATCAAATCTGTGTAAATATTACAGAAATTATTTTGCCATACCAGGTATTACAGACGAAAATCTTGTAAATGGTGATACAAAAATACCTGTGCTGACAGAGAAACAAACTTTGTGGTGTACTTTTCAACTTGAAGATGTCATACAGAGATGTTTCAGAGCTGTAAGCAGGCTCATAAAGGAATATGACTATGAAGATTTACACAATCCGGATCAGAGAAAAATAAGCGATTTCAAAAACGAATTTGTGGTTTTCGAGTTTTCCAAGATGTATCAAAAGGAACTGATGGAATTAAAATTCAGATTTGGTAAATACTTGAAGAGCAGCTACAGGGAAACTGAAAAAGCTTTGAAAGAGATGATTGAACTATTTACCTACTATGAAGTATTTAAAAAGCAGATTCAGAAGAAACTGAAAGATTTCAATAAAAACAACAGGATGTACATCAAAACTTTTATCACGAAGACCGACAGGAAGTTTGAAGAAATAAAAGAAGTAATCACAGAAAGTGGAGAGCCTGACTTTGAAAGAGACATGATGGAACTTCTGAAATTCGAGGAAGCTGGGATTAAGATTAAATGGGTTGGGTACAGCAGGAAACAGTCATTGAAATTAAAGAAATACGCAGGAACTAAATAATGAAAGGTGTAAAAAATGAGTGAAATTAAAGCCGATAAGGATGAACTTTTGATAAATGGATGCATTAAATGTGAATCAGAAGAGGATTATTATATGATACTCGATGAGCTTTATCAAGATAGAAGGGAGGAAATAGAAAATGAGAGCTTTGAGTAATGTTAAAAAACTTAGGACTATTAAAAAATGCCGATACTGCGAATATCGACAACTTACAAAAATAAACTAAGTAATTATATCATTAAGAAAGGAAAAATGCAATATGTCAGATAAATTAAATGCGACAGTGAAAACTTGGGAGCTTTTGGAAGCTATTAAAATTGTCGAAAATTTCATAAGTAGAGAAAAAATGGGAAAGGAATCTCTTAAAGGAATTTGTATTGAAGCAAACCAAAAAGAAAATATATTGATTTTGAGAACTACAGATTTAAAGATGTCCGCAAAAGTTGAAATTCTAGGTCAAGTAAATAAGAGCGGAAAAGCTGTAGTCTCATGTAAAACTTTTAAAGAATTAATAAAAGATATTTCAGATACTGATGTCTGCATAATAATTGAAAAAGAAAAAATACTTATTCAAACAAAAAATTCTAAAAGTACAATTTCCATAATAGGAGATATAGACTTTCCAGAATGGGTAGACATAAACGGTTTAAAACACTATTCGGTCCAAAAATCAGAATTAAAAAATCTTTTTGAAAATGTAAAATTTTCAGCTTCAGCTAATCCTGAAAATGAAGCAGTAAACTGTGTAAGATTTGAATATGAAGAAGAAAAATTGAAAGTCGCTGGAACTGATACATATAGATTGTCTTATGCTGAAATTAATTTAAATGCTAATGAGGGACAACCAGAAGAAAGTCTTAATGTGAGCGTTCCTTTGAAAATGATTGACGGAATTGTTAAGTCTATGAAATCTAAGTTAGGAATACCTAGAGAAAAAGTGCTGATTGTTTGTGATGGCAATAAGGTGCTGTTCAAGTTTGCAGGAATTGAAATTGTATCGGATTTAACTAAATTAGAATTTCCAGATTATAAAACTATAATTAAGAATTTGAATACGGATAAACAAGCAGTTCTTCACACAAAAGATTTTATTGCTGTACTTAAGAGAGCTTATTCCATAGCAAAAGGCAACAAGGAATCTAAAAATGGTGCGATATTTGATTTTAGTCAAAATAGGCTGCTGATAAAATCGATTGATGAATACTCTAAGTTTGAAGAAGATATACCAATAATTTATAGTGGAGAAAATTTAAAAATCTCTTTGAATGCAAAATTTTTGATGGATTTTATTAGTAAAGTTAAGGATAAAACGGTAGTACTTAAGATGCTAAACAATAAAAGTACTGTACTCGTAAAAGGTGAATCAAATGATAACTGGATATATCTGACAATGCCTTTGGCGTTGAGAGAATATTAATTAAGGAGGATAAAAGAAATGGCAGAAAAGTTAAAATTACCAAAAAGACCAGTATTAAGATACGAAAAGGACTATGGCTATCCTATCAGGATTAGGAAAGCGACACATAACTTGCTTGATGTGGTTTCAGATGAAACTGGGTGGACCAAAGTGGAAGTAATTGCAAAAATGGTTGAATTTGCATTTGACAATATTGAATGGGTAAGCGCTGACGAATACGTGAAAGATAATAAAGGAAGTGCTGAATAGTGGAATTGAATCAAAAAAATGAAAGAAAAATAGATGAAATTATAAAATTGATGAAGGAGATATTGAACAATGGAATTAAAATTAGTGATTGAAATTGAAGAAGGAAGCAAACCGATAATTGAGAAATTTTCAGAGGCGTTACTGTTTTTAGGAAATACAACAACTATTTCAAATCCTGCTGGAACAGTAGTTGGAAAAATTCAGAAATTTATGCAGCCGACGCCTGCAGAAGAAGAGTATGTAAAACAAGAAGTGAGAAATTGGCACGATGTAAAAGAAGATGAAACAGAAAAAGACCTAGTGAAAAAATCTGAAGATACTATGAAAAAAACTCAAAAGGAAGTTGAAGAAAAGCAGAGAGTAGAAGCCAAAACTATGGAAACAGAAGTACCTAAAAAAGAAGAAGCAAGTGTTCCAACAGCTGCTGTTCCAAGTTTAACACTTGAACAGTTGAGAGCTGGATGTGCTGAAATGTCAAGGCTTGGAAAAGGTGCTGAATTAAGAAGGCTTATAAGAGAAGTTTACAAAATACCAAAACTGGATGATTTAGATCCTAAAAACTATGAAGGTTTTGCAAATGATTTAAGAGAGTTAGGAGTAAGAATTTAATGGAAGGAAACCACAAAGATAGAACACACGCCCTGCTTAGTGCAAGCGGGGCTAGTAGATGGATGAACTGCAACCCGAGTGCAAGACTTGAAGATATGTTTCCTGATGAATCAAGCGAGTTTGCAGAAGAGGGGACTTTAGCTCATGAAATATCAGAGCTGAAACTGATTAAATACTTAAAACCTATGAGCCTTCGTACATTCAACAGCAAAATGAAAAAGTTGAAGTCACATAAGCTGTACAAACCTGAAATGGAAAATTACACAGATGCTTATGTGGATAATATAAAGGAGCTTTTGATGTCATTTGATAAGCCGAGTACGGCTGAGATTGAAAAAAAGATTGACTTTAGTGAGTATGTTCCAGAAGGCTTTGGGACTTGTGATTTTGTTACAGTGGATAATGGCACTTTGTACATACGTGATCTAAAGTATGGGAAAGGTGTGCCAGTATCGGCACAGGACAATCCACAGCTTATGCTTTATTCACTAGGAGCTTATCTTGAATTTTCACTGTTCAATGACATTGAAAATATAAATATGGGAATTATACAGCCAAGACTAGACAGCGTAAGCATATCTGAGATTTCAGCAGACGAACTTATGAAATGGGCAGAAAACGAAGTCAAGCCTAACGCTGAAAAAGCATTTAATGGTGAAGGCGACTTTAAGATTGGGCAATGTACGTTCTGCAGGGCGAAGGCATTATGCAGGGCTAGAGCGGAAGCCAATATGTCGCTTGAAACAGAGATGAAACTTAAAGGTAACATATTAAGCAATGAAGAAATGGGAGATATTCTTAACAGAGCAAGGGATGTTGTAAAATGGGTTAAGGATATTGAGAATTACTGTCAGCAAGCAATCCTTCGAGGAGAATATGTGCCAGGATGGAAAGTTGTTGAAGGGAGATCAGTAAGAGCATTCTCAGATACCGAGAAGGCGATGGAAGTTCTGAAGGAAAAAGGAGTTGCGGAAGAGCTGATGTATGAAAGAAAAATGCTTACGTTGACACAGCTTGAGGGAGTAGTAGGGAAAAAAGATTTCAATGAGTATGTAGGGGATTTTATAATAAAACCTAAAGGTAAACCTACATTAGTACAAGAGTCAGATAAAAGGGCTCCATATGTAAATGATGTTATCAATGCAAGTGATGATTTTATAAATTTAGACAATAATGGAAAGGATGATTAGAATGGAAAATTTAAACGGAACTAGAGTAACAGTAAGAGGGAGATTAAGCTATGCGCATGTATTTAAACCGCATGCAGCAACACCTGGGGCAGAGGAGAAATACAGCACAACAATTCTTGTGCCAAAAACAGATGTTGAAACAAAGCAGAAAATAGATGCAGCAATAAAAGCAGCTATAGAGCTAGGAGTATCGGAAAAATGGAACGGTGTAAAACCTCCGACAGTACCGAATCCGATTTGGGACGGAGATGGCGTAAAACAAAACGGTGAACAGTTTGGGTCTGAGTGTAAAGGGCATTGGGTGTTTACAGCTTCTGCAAAAGTTGACTATCCGCCTCAAATAGTTGACAGAAGGGTACAGCCAATACTAGATCAGAGCGAGATTTACAGCGGATGTTATGCAAATGTATCAGTTAATTTCTTCCCTTATCTTTTTGCAGGGAAAAAAGGAATAGGTGCGGGATTAGGAAACATTCAGAAAATTAAAGACGGAGAAAGCCTTGCGGGTGGAAGAACTGCCGAACAGGATTTTGCTGTTGTCGATGATGAAGATGACGCTTTATATTAATGAAATTTTAGATAATCACGTAGGTTTTGTCCTGCGTGGTTATTTCAAACTAAGGAAGGATAAAAATCAAATGGATGTATTAAACATAGATATTGAAACATTTAGTAGTGTAGATATAGCAAAAGCGGGGCTTTACAAATATGCTCAGAGCAGTGATTTTGAAATCCTTCTTTTTGCTTATTCGCTTAACGGTTCTGAGGTGAAAGTAGTGGACCTGGCTCAAGGGGAGAAAATCCCTTATGAAATAGTTGAAAGATTAAACGACGGAAAAACTTTACTACGAGCATATAACGCAGCTTTTGAGTGGTACTGCTTAAACCAGGCTGAATATCCAACTTCATTAAATCAGTGGGAGTGTACAATGATTCATGCCTATTATGCAGGCTATCCTGGCGGACTGGAAAAAGTTGGTAAGGCACTAGGATTTAAGGATGACAAGAAAAAATCAGCAACAGGTAAGGCTCTTATAAAATACTTCAGTGTTCCCTGCAAGCCTTCAAAGAGAAATGGTGAGAGAACTAGAAATATGCCCCACCACGAACCTGAAAAATGGCAACTGTATATCGAATATAACAGGCAGGATGTTGTGGCAGAAATGGCAATTGCCAACAAACTGAGAAGCGTCGTTGTTCCTGAATTTGAATGGGATTTGTGGAGAACCGACATAAGAATGAATGCTAATGGAGTCAAGATTGATACGGAACTTGTTGATAGTGCCTTGTATGTAAGTGATACCTGGAATGAGTATTTAATGGAAACTGCAAGACAGATAACAAAGCTCGACAACCCAAACAGTACGGCTCAATTGTCAAAATGGTTAAAAGAAAACGGTGTAGAAGTAGAAAACTTACAAAAAGCAACTGTGAAAAAACTGATTGACGAAACTTCAGGGAATGTGAAGAAAGTTCTTGAAATAAGGCAGGAGCTTAGCAAGACAAGTACTAAAAAATATGTGGCAATGAGAGAAGCGCTTGGAAACGACGGAAGAGTGAGAGGGCTTTTGCAGTTCTACGGAGCCAACCGTACTGGACGCTGGGCTGGAAGGCTTGTCCAGGTTCAGAATCTTCCACGAAACTACTTGGCGGATCTTGACGACGCAAGGGAAATTGTAAAAAGAAAAGATGTTGACACGTTAAGCGTTTTATACAGCAATATACCTGATACTTTGTCACAGTTAATCCGTACTGCTTTTGTTCCGGAGGAAGGAAAGAAGTTTGTAATTGCAGATTTTTCGGCGATAGAAGCAAGAGTGATTGCCTGGCTTGCTGGAGAGCGATGGAGAACTGAAGTGTTCAGGACTCACGGAAAGATTTACGAAGCGTCAGCTTCACAGATGTTCGGAGTTCCAATTGAATCAATCGCAAAAGGCAAAGAAAGTTATCATTTGAGACAGAAAGGGAAAATTGCTGAACTTGCACTGGGCTATCAAGGTGGACCAGGTGCATTGACTGCAATGGGTGCGATAGACATGGGGCTTACTCAGGAAGAGCTGCCTGAAATAGTACGGATGTGGCGAAACTCAAACCGCAGAATAGTTGACTTATGGTACAGCCTTGGAAACGCCGCAGTAGATGTAATTGAATCAGGCTCAAGGGTAGCAGTAAAAGACTTGTTATTAAGCAGGGAAGGCGATTTGACAAATGGTATGGACTTTTTTACCATAACACTTCCAAGTGGGCGTAAACTGTATTACGCTAACCCTGGAACTAGGGAAAACAGCTGGGGTTCACAAGTTATTACTTACAAGTCGAGTAACCAGACAAGCGGAAAATGGGAAACAACAGATACTTACGGCGGAAAATTAACGGAAAATGTAGTTCAAGCTATCGCAAGAGACTGCCTTGCAGTATCAATAAAAAGATTAACTGAAAAAGGATTTAAAATTGTAATGCACATTCACGATGAAGTGGTTATCGAGGCTCCTATGGAAATAACTGTGGATGAAGTGTGCGAGATAATGGGACAGGATATTGAATGGGCTGATGGACTTATATTAAGGGCTGACGGCTTTGAGACACAGTATTATAAAAAGGATTAGAGAAAGGAGGAAAAAATGACAAATAGGGAAATAGTAATATCGACTGCCGGGAGCAGAAAAGAAACACACTGGAAAACTGAAAAACTGCTGTGGAGCGAATTTATTAAAAGGCTTGAAAATCCTACAAGGACAACTGAAACATATGAAAGTTTTATGAAACTAAAAAAATCACAGCAGGATAACCTGAAAGATGTTGGTGGATTCGTTGCTGGAGAATTAAAAGACGGGAAGAGAAAAAACACAAATTTATTAAAACGTTCGTTAATCACCCTGGATCTTGACAACATTCCAAGCGGGAAAACAAAAGAAGTTATGGAAAAAGTGAAAGATTTGAATGTGTCGTATGTGATACATCCCACCCGTAAGCATTCTGAAGCTGCTCCAAGATTGAGAGTTATGTTCCTTGCTGACAGAGATATGACACCTGACGAATATGAACCTGTATCAAGAAAAGTTGCCCAGAGATTAGGGATTGAAATGTGCGACCCTACAACTTTTGAACCTGCAAGGCTGATGTTTTGGCCAAGCTGTTCGCAGGATGTGAACTATAAAATTTATTATAGTTTTAACCTTGAAAATCCACCTGTATCAGTTGACGGTACACTTAATCTATACGATGACTGGAAAAATATGAGTGAGTGGCCACAAGTTCCTGGAGCTGAAAAAGTTACAAAAAGGCTTCTTAAAAAACAGGAAAACCCATTAGAGAAAAACGGACTGATTGGAGCCTTCTGTAAAACCTTTACCATAGCTGAAGCAGTGGAGAAATTTATTCCGGAAGAGTACGAAATTTCTGATGACGGAAAAAGAATGACATACACTCAAGGAAGCACATTTGGCGGAGCTATAATATATGATGATATCTTTGTATATTCACATCATGCAACGGATCCTTGTGGCGGAAAACTATGTAATGCTTTCGATATGGTAAGGCTCCATAAATTCTCTGATATGGACGCAGATTCAAAAGAAGGAACGCCTACGAGCAAACTGCCTTCATTTACTGAAATGTCAAGACTTGCAAGAGAAATAAAAGAAGTGTCAGCAATATTGAATAAAGAAAGATACGAAAAGGCGGCACAGGATTTTACGACAATTGATGACGAGGATACAGATGTTGAGTGGATGAACCTGCTGGCAGAAAATGAGAACGGAAAGTATTTAAAAACTATAAAAAATATAGAAATTGTACTGGAAAATGATATAAATTTAAAAGGTAGGTTTGCAATAGATGAGTTTGCGAACAGGGCAATGGTTGTGGGAACTACACCGTGGGATAGCAGAAACGAAGTAAGGCAATATGAGGAAGTAGATGACAGCGGTTTAAGGAACTATCTTGAAAATAGGTATGGCCTTACTGGAGAAAATAAAGTTAATGATGCACTTCTGCTTGTCTCGCACAAAAGACGGTATAACAGCGTAAGGGATTACTTGGAGAGTGTCAAGTGGGACGGCAAGCCTAGAGTGGAAACACTTTTAAGAGATTATCTCGGTGCAGAGGACAGCGTTTATACAAGGGAAGTGATGAAGGTATCCCTAGCGGCGGCAGTTGCAAGAGCCGTTGAGGGCGGAGTTAAGTATGATTATATGCCGATATTTACTGGAAAACAGGGAATTGGTAAAAGTACATTCTTGGCAAAGCTTGGTAAAAATTGGTATTCTGACAGTCTTCAGACTTTTGAAGGCAAGGAAGCCGCCGAAATGATCCAGGGAACATGGATTAATGAACTTGGGGAGCTTACAGGATTTAACCGAAGTGAGACTAATTTGATAAAGCAGTTTTTAAGCAAGCAGGACGACATCTACCGTAAGGCTTATGGGAGAGTTACAGAGAAATATCCTAGACGTTGCGTGTTCTTTGGAACTTCAAATGATTCGGAGTTCCTAAGGGACAGGACGGGGAACAGGAGGTTCTGGCCAGTTGAAGTTGGGATTGTGAAACCTAAGAAGAGCATTTGGGAAAACCTTGACATTGAAGTTGACCAGATATGGGCGGAAGCCTATACAAATTATATTATTGGGACGGATTTATTTTTAACTGGAGAAGCATTAAAAATAGCGGAACAGAAGCAGGAAGAGCATAAGGTAGTAAATGTTAAAGAGGGAATTATTCTCGAATTTTTGGAAAAGGAAGTGCCAGAAGACTGGCGTCTATGGGATGAAGAGAGAAGAATGCTTTTTCATTCGGGAGCGGATAGATCAGGAATAAAACTGGTTCCTCGCGATACGGTATGCGCTGTTGAGATATTAGTTGAATGCTTTGGAATGAAGAAGGGGTACATAAAAAATTCGGACAGCATGGAGATCAACGGAATAATAGAAAATATGAAAGGGTGGAAACGGATAAAGCACCCTTTAAAATATGGAAGTTATGGGAAACAAAGAGGGTTTAAAAAGATAAAAATATAGAACGGGCAACAAAGTCTACAAACTTTTTAGAACTTTTTAAAATTAAAGAATTTAAAGAATGAAAACGGCAACAAAGTGGGCAACAAAATGGGAAACAAACTTAAAAATGGCAACAAACTTTTGTTGCCGCAAAAATAATTAAAAAAATGAACTTTGTTGCTTGTTGCCGAGATTGTTGCCAAGATTGTTGCCACATAAACCCTTTATTAATCGTACTTACAATATGATTGGCAACAAAGACTACAATCTTTCCTATATAGAGTGTAAAATAAAGGAATTAAAGAGATTAAAGGGTATAAATACGAGTATATGGAGTATATAAATCCTTTAATTAATAGTCTCTATACACGCGCGTGAAAAGTTTGTAGTTCTATAAAAATTTGGAGGTAGAAATGTCAGAAAAGGAAATTGAAAATTACCTAGTCAGAAAAACAAAAAATAAAAAAGGAATTGCATATAAATTTACGAGTCCTGGAAACTCAGGAGTGCCAGACAGGCTTTGCCTACTCCCGAACGGAAAAATATTCTTTGTCGAATTGAAATCCCCAGGAAAAAAGCCGAGAGCCTTGCAAGTAAATCAGATTACAAAAATAACGAAATTAGGGCAAAGAGTTTATGTGCTGGATTCAAAGGAAAAAGTAGATGAGGTACTAGAAACTGAACTTTCTAACTGGAAGGAGGATTAAAAATGGAGTTCAAGGCACACAATTATCAGAAATACTGCATTGAGAAAGTTATTGAAAAACCAAATGCAGGACTGTTACTTGATATGGGACTGGGGAAAACAATTATAACGCTTACGGCAATTGATGAGCTTAAATTTAACAGATTTGAAGTTGACAGAGTTCTGATAATAGCACCTAAGAAGGTTGCCGAAAGCACGTGGCTTAATGAAGCAGAAAAATGGGATCATCTGAAGTACTTAAAATTTTCAAGAGTGCTAGGTTCGGAGAAGAAAAGAATAATGGCACTGAATACGCCTGCAGACATCTATGTGATAAACCGTGAGAACGTCAAGTGGCTTGTCGAGTATTATAAAAATGACTGGCCTTTTGATATGGTTGTGATTGATGAATTTTCAAGTTTTAAAAACCATGCAAGCAAAAGATTTAAAGCATTGAAACTTGTACTTGGAAAAATAGACAGGGTTGTAGGGCTTACAGGTACACCGGCACCAAACGGGCTAAAAGATATTTGGGCACAAATATACCTGCTGGACAAGGGAGAAAGACTTGGAAAGAATATAACGGCTTTTCGTGAGAGATATTTCGACTATTCAAAATATAGCGGGAAATATGAGCTGAAGAAAGGTTCAGACAAATCAATTATGAACAAGATAAGCGATATATGTGTTTCAATGAAGGCGGAAGATTATTTGGAACTTCCAGACATAACCTACAATACAATTCCGGTTGAACTTGACAGCAAGTCAAGAAAGCAGTACGAGGAACTTGAGAAGAAGATGATTTTAGAACTGAACGAATCTGAAGAAATATCAGTTGCAAGCGCGGCGGCGTTGACCGGAAAGCTGTTACAGCTTTCAAATGGAGCCATCTACGATGAAGAACGTAAGGTTCATAAGATTCACGACTGCAAGATTGAACGTTTTATGGAACTTATAGAAGAGCTTAACGGAAAACCCGCCTTGGTTTTCTACAGCTTCCAGCACGATCTGGAAAGAATAAAAAAGGCACTGGCAAAATCAAAATTAAGAGTAAGACAGCTTAAAACTCCGGAGGATGAAAAGGATTGGAACAATGGAAAAATTGATATACTTCTGGCACATCCGGCAAGTGCGGCATACGGCTTAAACCTTCAGGACGGTGGAAACCATGTGATATGGTTTGGACTTAACTGGAGCCTTGAACTTTACCAGCAGGCAAATAAAAGGCTTCACAGGCAGGGGCAGAAGGAAAAGGTTATAATCCACCACCTTGTGACACAGGACACAAGGGATGAGGATGTAATGAAAGCCCTGCAGAGCAAAGGAGACGTTCAGGAAGAGCTTTTACAAAGCCTGAAGGTAAGAATTGAAAAATATAGAAAGTGAGAATGAGAAATGGAAATACTCGATGTATGTTGCGGGTCACGAATGTTTTGGTTTGATAAAAGTAACAAAAGCACAGTATATATGGATAACAGGGAGTTTGAGGAAATTTTATGCGACGGGAGAAAACTAAAAGTTAATCCAGATGTAATAGGAGATTTTAGAAAAATTCCTTATCCGGATAACAAATTTAATTTGGTTGTATTTGATCCGCCGCATTTAGTTAGAGCCGGGGAAAAATCTTGGATTGCTAAAAAGTACGGGAAATTGAATCCTGAAACTTGGAAAAGTGATTTAAAGAAAGGATTTAATGAGTGCATGAGAGTTTTAAAACCGAACGAGGTGTTGATTTTTAAATGGAACGAGGAGCAGATAAAACTGAAGAGTATATTGGATGTGATTGACTGCAGACCTTTATTTGGAAATCGCAGAAGTAAGACACATTGGTTAGTGTTTGCAAAATTTAATGAAAATTAGGAGGAAAAATGAAGGACAAGAATTACAGTTTAAAAGATTTGCAGAAAATAGGTGCAGTAAATGAAAAAGAGGTTGAGAATATGAAATTAGCAGGAGTTCAAGCATTAAAAACATTTGATATAGAGGAACTGCTGAAAAGACAGGCAATACTTGATAAGAAATTTGATGAAAAGAAAACTACCAAAGCAAGAACGGTTAAAGGTATTCAGGTTGCATTGATAACAGAAATTGGGGAACTGATTCAGGAACTTAAAAGCGAGTGGAACTACTGGAAAAACAGCACAGAAAAATTTAACAAATCAAAAGTGTTAGAGGAACTGTCGGACGTGTTGCATTTTTATCTTAGCTACATAAATGAAAAGGACGAGGAAACAAAAGGTAAAATAATACCATTTTTAGATGAATCCATAGTTGAACAAATTAAAAAGAGTTTATTATCAGTAAAAAGTTTAGAAGACACATTGCTTATATTATCGGATTTTAAAATATTGACTGAAAACAGGGTTTTAGGTAGCATTTTGGCTATTGTTGAATACGTAGGAGCAACAGAAGAAGAGTTTTTGCAAGTTCATCACGAAAAATGGCTAAAAAATATGAATGAAAGAACAAAAGAAAACTATTAACTTATGTGTACACAATTGAAAAAGCGAATATGTAAATCAAAAATTAAAGGAGTAAGAAATGACAGAAATAGAAATTGACAGAATAGCGGACAGAGTTGCAGAAAAATTAAGACAGGTTAAAAAAATAGACAGATACAAGGAAACAGAAGCGATGCTAAGAGCTTACCCAAATTACAAACGAATAATTGAAAAAAATAACAGTCGTATTGACGAAATATTGAAAAATGGATTAGTAGAAACTGTAAAAATTAAAACAGGAGAGAATGTCCAAGGGGGATTAAAAAAATATGAAGGAGTCCCTGAAAAAGAAATTGAAAAAATTGAGCATTTAAAATCTGAAAATTTAAAAATGGAAAAAAGAATTATCAGAGTAGACAACGCTTTAATGAATATTAGAAATGACAAATATTACAACGTCATAGCATTGAGATATTTCAAGGAATGGACGATTGATGAAATAGCAGATGAAATGAATGTAGATAGAAAAACGGTAGGGAGAAATAGAACCAGATTGATTAAAGAGCTACAATTTAATCTGTTTCCGGAACTACTTTTGGACTAAGGACTTGACAAAAATGTCCCATACGTGCCCCAAACGTGGTATTTACATTCCCCATTTATATGTTATAATATGGTATATTGGAATTTTTGTAAAATTTAACTTTGTTCTTGATGCCTTTGAGTATCGGACTACCAAGACAGTGTAGGAGCTGTCTTTTTTTTGTTTATAAACACTTTTAGTATATCGCCTTGTGATTCAGCAGCTTAGAATTGTAAGGTACTTTTATTTTTGAGGAGGTGGAGAACTTGACATGAAATTGACGGAGAAACAGAAAAGATTTGCAGATTATTATATTGAAACTGGAAACATAACGGAAGCAGCGGTAAAGGCAGGGTACAGTAAGAAGACGGCGAGAGTTATTGGACAGGAAAACTTGCTTAAACCTGCTATAAAAGGCTACATTGACGAAAAACTGGAAGCCATGCAGGATGAGAGGACAGCATCCGCCAAGGAAGTGCTTGAGTTTTTGACTAAGTCGATGAGAGGGGAAATCAAAGAAGAAGTTGTCGTTGTCGAAGGAACTGGGGACGGAACAAGTGAAGCTAGAATGGTTAAAAAGCAGATAGGTCTACGAGATAGAATTAAGTCAGCAGAACTGCTTGGTAAACGATATAGGCTATTCACAGATAAAGTTGAAGTTGACGGAGTTGTGCCAGTTATGATTGTGGGTGAAGATGAACTTGAAGAGTAAGAAAGTGAAACTGCCGGAGCTTGTTG